ACAACGAACAAGACATCATTAATGGTAACTTTGAAGCGTTTGAGAAGGCGTACGAGTGGTTCACATACGGCGCACGGACGCGTTTGATGCCCGGTGGGCGTGTAGCTATGGTACACACCAGATGGCACCTAGATGATCTTACAGGGCGTGTGACAAAAGATATGGCCATGTCCAACCGTGCTGACCAGTACGAGGTCGTAGAGTTCCCTGCGATACTTCAGGTGCCGGACAAAGATAACGCCGACAAGCTGGTTGATAAGCCCCTGTGGCCAGAGTTTTTTGACATGGACGCGCTGCTGCGGACAAAGGCATCGATGCCGGTGTTCCAGTGGAACGCACAGTATCAGCAGAAGCCCACCGCTGAAGAGGCGGCGATAGTTAAGCGAGAGTGGTGGCTGGAGTGGCCCCACGAGAACCCTCCGTCCTGCGAGTACATAATTATGTCACTTGACGCAGCGGCAGAAAAACACAACCGGGCGGACTACACGGCGCTGACCACATGGGGTGTGTTTTACAATGAGGAGGCTAACGCGCACAATATTATCCTGCTGAATAGTATCAAGGAGCGGTATGAGTTTCCTGAGCTGAAAGCGAAGTGCATGTCCGAGTACGAAGAGTGGGAGCCGGATAGCTTCATTGTAGAGAAGAAGTCCGCAGGGACGGCTATCTACCAAGAGATGCGCCGTATGGGCTTGCCGGTACAAGAATTTACACCACATAGGGGCAGTGGCGATAAAACTGCTAGACTAAACTCTATAGCGGACATCATCGCTACAGGTATGGTCTGGGTGCCCCGCACGCGTTGGGCAGAGGAGCTGGTCGAGGAAGTGGCTGCGTTTCCGTTCGCCTCGCACGATGACCTCGTTGATAGTATGGTGATGGCTATGATGCGGTTCCGCTCAGGTGGATTTATTCGTCTGCCGACAGATGAGCGGGATGAGATCACTTACTTCAAACAAAAACGTGGTGGATACTACTGATGGATAAGAAAGAGCGAGAACGTCAGCGCCGGATGGCCGAGCAGCTTGGAGATATGGAGTTCCAAGCTGAACTTGCACCGTACTTTAACTATCGAGATGTGGTTGACCCTAAAATGGTTGACGTGCATGGCGAGGACAATTTCCCCGAGTATCTAGGCCCAGAAGGTGGAGGGACTGTTGTTGGGGTGCGCAACACTGACACAGGTATGATTGAGGTACTACCTAAAGGCGCTAACGCCCAAACATTAGCCCATGAAGTACGTCATGGAGACATACATGATGAACAAACTAACCGTATGTTTGACCTTATGGGGGCACAAGACCGCGACCAGTGGCAACAAGCGGTTGACCAGTATATTGGGTTCCAAGTGATATCCCTTATGGACGCCGCTGAAGGTAACGAGAAAGTTAAGCCGCGTGCCGATAGTATGCGTGAACTATTCTATTACGCGCCCTTCGAAGAGCGTGAGAGGTGGGTATTAGAGAATGTTGTTAAGGACGGACGCTACGTTGACGACAAAGACATGGAGCGCTACGGGCAAGGTAGTATATGGAAGCAGAAAGTAGCAGACTATGGCAATAGTAAAACCACGTTACCCGACAACTACTCTCGTGGCGGACGCGTTAAATTAATTTGAGGAATAACACATGTCAGTAGATAAAAGTTTATACGCCGCTCCAGAAGGCTTGGATGCAGACGAGATGATGGAGGACGAGGAGTCACTCGAGATCGAGATTGTCGATCCTGAGATGGTAACGCTATCCGACGGTAGTATGGAGATCACGTTGATCCCTGACCTGCTTGAGGACGAAGTAGTAGAGTTTTCTGCTAACCTCGCAGAGTACATGGACGACAACGAGCTGGCGGCGTTGGCCACCGAGTTGGTTGAGTGTGTGGAAGGTGACATTACTAGCCGTGCAGACTGGGCACAGACATTCGTGAAGGGTATGGAGGTGCTGGGGTTCGAGTACGAAGAGCGTAGCGAGCCTTGGGAAAACGCCTGTGGCGCATACTCTAACGTGCTGGCAGAAGCTGTCATACGGTTCCAAGCAGAGACTATGTCTGAGACATTCCCTGCCGCTGGCCCTGTCAAAACTAAGATCCTCGGTAAAGAAACTAAAGAGAAGGCGGAGGCTGCTGAGCGCGTCCGTGCAGATATGAACTACGAGCTGACGGAGCGTATGATCGAGTACCGCCCCGAGCACGAGCGCATGCTGTACAGCTTAGGTCTAGCGGGTTCTGCGTTTAAGAAGGTGTATTATGACCCGACTATCGAGCGCCAAATGGCGGTCTATCTCCCAGCGGAAGACGTGGTTGTCCCATACGGCGCGTCGCACATCGAGTCCGCCGAGCGTGTCACCCACATCATGCGAAAAACCAAGAACGAGGTCTTGCGACTCCAAGCAGCCGGGTTCTACCGAGACATCGAGCTGAGTGACCCTGAGCCATATATCTCTGACATTGCGCAGAAGAAGGCAGAAGATGCTGGGTTTGAGCTGACAGACGATGATCGCTACGCATTATATGAGATTCACGCTGACTTGATCATTGATATGGACGACAAAGACGGGTTGGCTAAACCCTACGTCGTGACTATCGAGCAGAGTTCAGGTGAAGTACTTGCTGTACGTCGTAACTGGGACGAGGACGACCCACGTGCATGCAAGCGCAATCACTTCGTCCACTATGTTTATGTACCGGGGTTTGGTTTCTATGGGTTGGGTCTTATTCACATTATTGGCGGGTATGCTAGGGCTGGTACTTCTCTTATACGTCAGCTTGTTGACGCTGGTACACTCTCTAACTTACCCGGAGGACTAAAAGCACGCGGCATGCGTGTGAAGGGTGACGACACACCGATTGGCCCCGGAGAGTGGCGTGACGTGGACGTGCCGAGCGGTGCGATACGCGACAACATCATGCCTATGCCATATAAAGAGCCGTCACAGACTCTTATGGCGTTGCTCGACAAGATCACTAATGAAGGTCGCCGCCTAGGGGCTGTGGCTGACATGAATATCTCTGATATGTCTGCTAATGCGCCTGTGGGCACTACGCTGGCACTGTTAGAGCGTACTCTCAAGCCGATGGCGGCAGTACAAGCGCGTGTCCACTATGCGATGAAGCAAGAGTTCAAGATGCTCAAGGCCATCATCGCGGCTTACGCACCGGAGGAATACGAATATGAACCCAACCGTGGCGACGTTACTGCGCGTAGAGCAGACTATGAGATGGTTGACGTTATTCCTGTTAGTGATCCTAATAGTAGTACAATGGCACAACGTGTTGTCCAGTACCAAGCAGTACTACAAATGTCACAAAGTGCCCCACAAATCTACGATCTGCCGCAGCTACATCGCCAGATGATCGAGGTGTTGGGTGTGAAAAACGCCGATAAGCTCGTACCGACACGTGACGACGCCAACCCGAAAGATCCGATCAGCGAGAATATGGATGCGTTGATCAGCAAACCGATGAAAGCATTTATCTACCAAGACCACGATGCGCACATCGCAGCACATACTTCGTTCATGCAAGATCCCATGATCGCCCAGACTATTGGGCAGAATCCACAAGCACAGCAGATAATGGCCTCCCTGCAAGCACACATCGCAGAGCACTTGGGCTTCAGTTATCGCAAGCAGATGGAAGAGAAGATGGGTGTACCGCTCCCAGCCCCCGGCGAGGAGATGGCAGAAGAACTAGAAGTACAGCTGTCACGTATGGTGGCAACCGCTGGTACACAGTTGCAACAGCAGCACCAGCAGCAAGCTGCACAGAAAGCTCAGCAGCAACAAGCGCAACAACAGGCGCAAGACCCCCAGACGCAGATCAAGCAGATGGAAGCACAGGTCAAGCAGCAAGAAGTACAGCGCAAAATGCAGAAAGACCAAGCCGAGATGCAGCTCAAGCAACAAGAGATGCAGCTCAAGCAACAAGACCAGAAGGTCAAAGAGCAAGAATTGCAGCGTAAGCAGCAGAAAGACCAGATGGACAACGACATCGATAAGCAACAGATTGCTATCGAAGCAAAAGATCAACGCGGACGCCGAATTTTGGAGCAACGCAAGATAGAAGGGCCGGGGCAACCCATGCCGCAACAACAACCACCACCTAAAAGGTAACTTTTATGGCAAAAACCGTCTTAGACGTGCTTATTGAACGATTGGATTCTGATATCGAGAGAGCATCTGATTTTTTATCCGCTGGGAGGGCAGAGAGTTTCTCTGACTACCGCGAACTTTGTGGACTCCTCCGTGGGCTAGAAACTGCAAAGGATTATATTACAGCTCACGTGCAACAATTGGAGAATGAAGATGACTTTTGATACAGCTGGAGCGATGACGCCACAGGAGCTAGAAGATCGCTTACCACGACCGGTAGGCTACCGCATTTTGGTAGCTATCCCGAAAGTGGAAGAGACTTATGGCGAGTCTGGGCTAATTAAGTCCGCTAAAACAGTACAACACGACCACATTTTGTCCTTTATGGGCTTTGTGGTTGATATGGGCGCTGAAGCCTATAGCGACAAGGAGCGTTTTCCCGGCGGCCCTTGGTGTAAGGCAGGCGACTACGTGATGTTCCGTATGAATACGGGCACACGATTTGTTGTAGATGGACAAGAGTACCGTTTGATGAACGACGATTCTGTCGAAGCGGTAGTGGTTGATCCTACAGGAATTAAACGAGCATCGTGAGGTGAGATATGGGTTTCCAACAAATAGAATTTGAGTTTCCTGAAGGAGACAATGATGACCAAAATACAGAGATTGAAATTGAACCTTCAAGTGCAGTGGATATTGACGAAGGCGCCAGTAAAGTCGAAGTTGAGAAAGTTAAAAAGGCAGTGGAAAGCACTGACGACAATCTAGAAGTAGAAGTTGTCGATGATACGCCTAAGAAGGATCGTGGCCGTAAAGCTGCACCTCCGCCAGAAGAAGTTACTGAAGATGAACTAGAGAGCTACTCTGAAAAAGTTCGCAGCCGTATTAAGCATTTCAGTAAAGGCTACCACGACGAACGCCGCGCTAAAGAAGCTGCTCTCCGCGAACGCGAAGAGTTAGAAGCTTACGCCCGTAAGTTGATGCAAGAGAATGAACAGCTGAAAGGTTCAGCTAATAAGAGCCAAGCGGCACTTATTGAGCAGGCCAAGCGTAACGTTGCAATTGAGCTTGAAACCGCGAAGAATGAGTATAAGCGTGCCTACGACAGTGGCAACGCTGATTCCCTTCTAGAAGCGCAAGAAAAATTGACATCTATACGCTTAAAAGCAGAGAAACTTGCTGCATATCGTGCTCCAGCTTTACAAAGTGAGGATTCTGGTATACAACAAGAGAGTAAGAGCACGCAACGCACTGCACCAGCGGATAAACCCGCACCACAACGTGATGAGCGTGCTTTAAGTTGGGCTGACGAAAACCCTTGGTTTGGCTCTGACGATGAGATGACTAGTTTTGCACTCGGATATCATCAGAAGTTAGTTAAACAAGGTGTCGATCCAACAGCCGATGAATACTACGAGAAGATTAACGCTCGTATGCGACAAGTGTTCCCAGATGAATTTGAGGACACCATTGACATCGAAGACGCGGAAGTATCCCAACCGAAGCGCAAGAACAACGTGGTTGCCCCCGCTACGCGGAGCACAGCACCTAAGAAAATTAGGTTAACGCAAACACAAGTAAATCTTGCAAAACGCTTAGGATTAACACCGCAACAATACGCCAAACAGGTTGCAGAAGACATGAGGAATTCAAATGGCTAACAATAGACTGAACAGAGAGCAAGAAACACGCGCTAAAGAGGTACGTAAACAAGCATGGCGTCGCCCAGAGACTTTACCTAGTCCTGACGAACACCCTGATTGGCAGTACCGCTGGATCCGTGTAGCGACTCAAGGCCAGACTGACGCCACTAACGTTTCCTCTAAGTTACGTGAAGGGTGGGAACCTTGTAAGGCTTCCGATCATCCCGAGATCACAATCGTTGCTATTGAGCACGAACGTTTTGCAGAAAACATTGTGATTGGTGGTTTGATGCTCTGCCGAGCACCTAAAGAAATGGTAGAAGAACGTAACGAATACTACCGTCAGCAGACTGCCGCGCAAATGCAGTCAGTTGATAACAATTTCATGCGCGAAAACGATCCTCGCATGCCGCTCTTTAATGAGCGCAGGTCGAAGGTCACATTTGGCAATGGTTAACTAATTCTGGAGAATTATTATGGCTTATGGTCTAAAACCTGTAAAACGTGCTGACGGCACGCCATATGCTGGCGCTGTCACACATTACGCGATTGACCCTGCAGGCGAAGCAACTAACCTTTTTAACGGTCAAGTTGTTATCCTTGGGGCAGATGGCTACGTTGCTTTGGCAACCGCTTCTGGCGCAGACGCTACTACCAACAACCTTGGTGGTTCAGGCGTAGGTGCTTTGGGCGTATTCGTTGGTTGTTCTTACACCAATGACATGGGTCAAACTGTACACTCGCAGTACTACCCTTCTGGCGCACTGGATGGTGTCGCTTACGTTGTAGACGATCCGAACGTATTGTTCTCAGCAATGTTGGACGAGGCTGCTACCCAAACTATGGTTGGCACCAACACCACTTTCGCTGCAGTGCAATCTACCTCTACGGGTTCAACTGCAACTGGTAACTCAACCTCTGCTTTGGACGCTACAGTAGCTACTACTGCTAAGTCGTTCAAGATCGTTGGTTTAAACGCAGACGAAGGTTCTACCTCAGTGCTGGTTCGTTTTAACCCTAGTTTCCACCGCTACACTAGCGACGCTGGTCTATAAGGAGTAATCTGATATGGCTATCTCAAGAGCGCAACTACTCAAGGAACTCCTCCCGGGCCTAAACGCTTTGTTCGGTATGGAATACAAAAAATACGGCGAAGAGCACAAAGAGATTTTCGAGACCGAAACCTCTGACCGTTCTTTTGAAGAAGAAACTAAACTGTCAGGCTTTGGTTCTGCACCTGTTAAAGCTGAAGGCTCTGCCATTCAGTACGACAACGCGCAAGAAGCATGGACTGCCCGTTACACTCACGAAACCGTTGCTATGGGTTTCTCAATCACTGAAGAAGCGATTGAAGATAACTTGTACGACAGCTTGTCTGCTCGTTACACCAAAGCATTGGCTCGTGCTATGGCTTACACTAAGCAAGTAAAAGCAGCTTCAATTCTTAACACTGCTTTTGACGCTGGCACCACCTACGGTGACGGTGTGTCTTTGTGTAATGCTTCACACCCCTTGGTGGGCGGTGGCGTTAACGCTAACGTACCCGCTGTAGCAGCTGACTTGAACGAGACTGCTCTCGAAGCTGCCATCATCGCTATCAGCCAGTGGACTGATGAGCGTGGTCTGTTGATCGCTGCTCAGCCCAAGAAACTGATCATTCCACCCGCTCTGCAGTTCGTAGCAACTCGTTTGCTGGAAACTGAAGGTCGTGTTGGTACCGCTGACAACGATGTGAACGCAATGCGTAACAATGGTTCAATCCCCGGTGGCTATGCAATTAACCACTACCTGACTGACACCAACGCATGGTTCTTGATGACCGACGTTCCTAACGGCTTGAAGCACTTTGTCCGTTCTAAAATGGCTACTTCAATGGACGGAGACTTTGATACTGGAAACAGCCGCTACAAGGCGCGCGAGCGTTATAGTTTTGGCGTTTCAGATCCTCTGGCCATTTATGGTTCAGCCGGGGCTTGATGCCTTGTAAATCAAGCACTTACAAAGCCACCCTCGGGTGGCTTTTTTGTATCTGTAGAAAATCTTGTGACGCCGTCACATC